CCGGGGAAATCCATATTGGCGAACACCAAGTCGCCGATCAGCGGCGTAAGGGACTCATTCTGGGCGAGGATGTCCATCGTGGCGGCGACGAATTCCTGTCGGCGGGTGGCATACTGGGGTCCGACCTCAGCGACAACATCATATTCGCCGACCGAGGGATTGAGCACGGCGGCGATTTGTTGCGGATCGATTGATTCCGGATCGAGCGCCGGCATCGGCGTATGCGCCTGCTGGACGGTCGGATCGAGCTTCACCGTCTGCATCGATCCATCCTGAGCGAGGATTTTCATCGTCCGCTCGGTGTCATAAACACGCGGAATCATGTCGATCAATATCTTGCCGGTGTGACGAATCGCTGACGATAGGTTGTTGACGAAATGGTAGGTCGAATTGGCAGCGGCCCGTTGACGCTCTAGAACGGCCTTACCCGACCGTTCATTCGATGTGTCACCCATGCTCGCGGGCGGCTGGGCGCTGGTCAATTCCATCTCGCTGGCACTGACCTTCATGCCGTCCAAAAAGGCACTGGCATAGGTCGGCGGGTCGGCGCGATGTGGTGGCTCGATCTCATTGCCGTCATCCCCTCGACCTTTGTAAGGAAGTACGGCATAATTCTTTAGGTTTGCGTCGCGCCAGTACTCTTCCATTCCCTCAATACTGGCGACATCTGCCAACCACGGGGATTTTGTCTGAGTCGCAACGAACTCGATTCCTGCGCTTGTGTAATAATTATAAGAGCGTTGCGGATCGATCAGGGAACGAACATGGCCGATACGGTCGAGCACACCGTCGATCAGCGTCTCTTGACCGACACACCGCACGATGGGGATGTATTGGGACGGGAAGGTGGACTGATTGACGATCTTATCACCGGCGATCAGATACCATTCGACCTTGGCGACCGAGATGTCCCGTTGTTTGACACTCAATTCGTCGAGTTTGTCTTTCAGCCCCATCTCCTCGATGACTGACTCCTTCACCGTTGAGCCGTCTTGTAGATAGTGCAAGGTGTCGGGCTCAAATGTTTTCCGGAAGTACTCACATACCCTGACGCGATCTTCCCGCAGTTTCAGATCGTCGGCGTCGTTCTCCATGCTGAATGGCAGGTCGCCGATAGCATCCTTATGGCGAGGAAAAGCCTTCTCGAAATCCTTCTTATCCATCGTGGTGAACACGAAGCCGAACATCGCGTCCGATCCGTCAGCTTGCTGGATATAGGGATCGAGATAGACGGACAGCGCGTCTTTAATCGGCCGGATATAGATTTCCTGATCGAAGCTATCGTCGTGACTATAGTCGGTGATGATCCGCCAGTAGCCGATGCCACCGAACACTTGGTCATGGGATGCCTGTTCATAGGCCGCTTCGGCATTGGAAATGTATTCGATATGCCTTACGATGCCTTCCAGTACCTCGGCGGCCTTGAAGCTGGCACCTCCACCGACCGCCCGGACCTCGACCGCTGCTTTATTCTGCTTGGCGTCGTTGACGATTTGCATGCAGTAGTTTTTTGTCCGGTTGACGGTGAAACAAGGTTTTCCACTGGCGGTACGGGAGTCGATGATGTCCGATTGCCACTGATAGAGGTTGACTGAATCCCCGTAGGCGAAGCGCATATCGGCTCGCCAGTTGTTACGAGCCTGAGATTCATGCGTTTGGCATTTACGAAATCGATCGCGTGCCTCGGCGAGGATTTTTTCATTAGTCATGGCGATATTTAGAGATTATAGCGTCATCGAACGAAAACCCACCAATAGCTGTGGAACTTTCTGGCATGACGTTGGTGCACATAGGGATTGTACACGGGACCGTTATACCGATATCTAATGAACACATCTTTGGCGTAGAATCCGGCCATAGTAGCCCATTGCCAAACATGACAATGGGTCATCACCGACTTTGAATCAGTGTTGTCTTGACACTTGAAGGCGACAATCCCCTTGGGACGCAGAATGCGCTTGAATTCGTCCAATGCACCGCGATAAGTTCGTTCCATATCATCCCATGTGGGGAAACTACTGAAACGAATCTGTGCATTGCTAAAGCGTCCATGTGGATTGAAGATGAATGGTGGGTCGAAAATCACGCTGCCGATTGAGCAATCAGCCAGCGGAAGGTTAGTCACTCCAGCCGCAAGCACATCTTCCCTGACCGGATTGAGATCGAAGCGATGGACCGGCATTGGCACTCGTCCGCTACGATAGAAAGCTCCCCGCGAAAACGTCGGATCGAGATCGAATGGCTGACCATCATTGTGAAGCTGCATAATGCCGAGTAAAATGTCATCTTCGTCACTCGCAATAGATTTGATAACCACTAAAGCGTCATCCAGCCGTCCGATTGCCCCCGGAAGGGATTAGCGTTGCGATACTTAGACATATCCGACTTGGCGTCTTTCGCCGTGCGGTAGGCCATACACAAATATCTTAGTGAATCGTTGGCATGGGAGTATTTGTCATGCACTGGCAGACTCTTGAACACACCTTCTTCATCGCCGGCCAGTTCATACCGATAGTTTCTGATCGCAATCAGACCCTTAGCACAGCGTTTTCTATCGAATTTCATACGTGGAAACAAAGTTCTGACCGCGTTGATGCCTTCTTCGACCGATCCGGCGCCAGTAGGGACGATTTGGACCTTTTTGCCCTTCATCCTGACTAGCTGTTCGTAGGAATGCGCCATACCAGCGTGTTTTTGCTTGGCATCTTGGGGTAGCCAGTATTTGTCAACCACGTACGGGCGGGATTCGATCCAACGCAGATGGGCATCCACGGTCGATTGCACCGCCTCGTAGTAGTCGATCAGGTGGAGCATGTCGCCGACTGGCTGGAATATCCAAATACTGGTGGCATCGTTGCCGCCGCCGATATCGAACGCTGCTTGACAGGGTGCGTCGGAACGATAGGGCACCTCGCCGATCCGCCCTTCTTCATCGGCCTCTTTTAGCTCATTGAGATAGATTTGGCCTTCCCAGAATTTGAGGCATTCGCCCGCCCAGACGTGGAGGTACTCCTCATAATTCCGCCGGCGCATCTCCTCCATCAGTGGCCTCAAACCAGAGCGGTCGAACCACGGATTATCTTCGAACGACATCGGGATGACGATGCTGTCGTCCGGCGGGTCATTGTTGACGAACGTCTCATGCACCCAATCGTGCTCGTACGTTGGATTGTACGACAGCCATATCTCGCATGGAAAACTTGGGTCTGACCCACCGGCACGACGTATAGTCGGCGCAAGTACTTGCATAGATCGCTTACTGATGGCTTGAGCTTCATCGATCCACGCGATTTGCACGTCGTGGAATGACTTGATCTGAGCGACCGACATCTCTCTTAGTCCAGCGAATAGGAACTCGGTACGCCGTTTCTTCCGCTGACCGTTAGCATCGACCCAATCGACGAACGGACCGTAGATCATGCCTTTCTCAACGGTGTAGTACGAGCCGAGACCGAGTTCCTCGATCATCGTGGCGAGGACCTGATGGCTTGACTGTTTGATCGACTGCATGATCTCGCGACAGCACAGAATTCTGAGCGGTTGTTTCTTACCCATCAATAGCAAGGCTTTGGCGCAGGATTCGGTCTTAGCGCCACCTCTCCCGCCGTAGGTCACCTTCCATCGGGCTCTTTCCGTCAGGAAAGGCTTGAATTTCGGTGGAAAGGTCGCGGCGACATCGATCAGCTTCGGTTTCGCTTGAGTGAGGTCGTCGCGTTCACGATCGTAGCTGGAATAGCCTTTAGGCATTCTTATCTTCGTCCGGGAAGCTCACCTCGATCTTCGCCTGTGGCCGCAATTCACCGGACGGGATGATATGACTGCGACCCCATCCTCTATCGAGGAGTTCCTTGGCGGCGGAGACGCGGGCGGCTTCATTCTTGCCGGATTTGACAATCTCGGCGAGCGATTGCAGCAGGATCATACTGACGCTGCGGGCGGCGTCACGTAATTCTTCGGCTTCCGGCATCCGTCCGTTTCGACGGACTCGTTTAGTGGTTGTATCATCGGTCATAGCTCATATTTACGAAATCTAAATAGGCGATCCACAGATTGGCGTGCGTGCCAATCCGCCGAATCGGGATCGTCTGTGGATTGGCAAGCTTGCTTGCTCGATTGGCTGGAGCGCCGGGGGCCTATCACCCCATACACAGACCGGCCGGCAAGCTATGGCTGTGTATGGGGTGCCCTATCCCCATAAATACCAGATGACCAATTCCCTTGTTCCGAACGCCGAAGAGCAGTTCGTCGATGAAAATGGCGTCCCCTATGCGGGCGGCCAAGTCCTGATGTGTGTGCCCGGTACGCTCAACTTGAAGGCCACCTATCAAGACCCGGCCGGCAATATCGTTAATGTCAATCCAGTCGTTTTGGACTCGGCTGGTCGAGCGATTATCCTCGGGAAAGGGGATTATCGACAGATTCTCTACGATAGTGCAGGGAATGAGATATGGGATCGTCCGACCTCGGCACCATTGCCCGGCGACGCGATCAGCGATGTCATGGCACCGATCGTTGCGGCTACCAGTTTGCAACAAGCCAGAGATTTATTAGGCGTAACACAGGCTATTTCCGACGCGGTCTCGGCGATCGACTTAATGCCGGGTCCCACTGGCCCCCAAGGTGTCGCGGGGCCTGTAGGGCCGACGGGCGCCACTGGCCCTACAGGCCCCGGAGGCAGTGGGGCGACGTTTTCATCGGCAAATCCCGGCTATTGGTTCGATCCATCGACGGGATTTTTGATCAATTTCGGCCAAACGACGACAAATAGCACCGGAACGGCGCATATCGTCTTCGCCAAGCCCTATTCTAACTTGATTTCGGTCACGGCGGTCACCTCAAACAACCCGATCAATGCCGTTTTGCGTCTGGTCAACCCAATTGGCGGCGGATTCGACGTTTTTGTCGAAGATACGAACAATTCCATCGGCGTTCCGTGTGTCGCCATGTGGTCAGCATATGGATTCGCCTGATGGCCGGTTTACTCGTACCACCTCAGCTATTCTTCATTGACGAAAACGGCGCTCCATTGGCCGGTGGCACGTTGGGGACCTATGTTCCGGGGACCTCGACGCCGAAAAATACATGGCAGGATGCCGCCGAAACAATTTTCAACACAAATCCAATAACTCTCGACGATCGCGGGGCATGTGAGGTCTATGCTGACGGCGACGTACGGCTGATTCTATCAGATTCCAACGGGGTCGGCATCTTCGACCTGTTGGCTTCGGAGCCGTTGCCGGCCTCGGCGATTTCGGCGGTGGTCTTACCGATTCTTGGTGCGCTGACTTTGCAGCAATTTCGCGATCTCGCCGGTATCACATCGGCGATCAGCACAGCGATCAGTGCTATTCAACTGATGCCCGGCCCCACCGGCCCTCTGGGCGCCACTGGCCCTACTGGAATTCAGGGGGCCACTGGGCCAACGGGTCCCGCTGGAGGAGGAGGTGGCGGAGGTGGTGGCACTACTGCCGTTCTATGGGCCAATCCGGGATGGTGGGTTGATAATACGACGGGATTTTTAATCCAATTCGGTTTTGCATCAACCTTTGGCACGGGCGGCTTTCTGACGGTGAATTTCGCCCGACCTTACGTCAACGTGCCGATCGTCTTGGCGAACACTGGCAACGATCCGGTGGGATCGTGGGCTTCGGTAAGTGGGACGACCAACACGGCGTTCAACGTGTTGACCACCTCGCCATTATTTCCTAGTCCGGGACCGGCGCAATTCTGGTGGATCAGCGTTGGAGTCTAGACGGCGAGGTCTATCCTCGCCGCCGACTATTTATGGTAGGGGAGGGGGATGCGCCCCGGCTGCTTATTCCTAAGCCCCCTCTGGGACGATCATGGACCGACGGCATCTACCATCCATGATCGACGGGCTGAAATCGCGGTCGGTCTAAGGCGACCACGCCAGTTGTGTGACTGATTGAAGGTGCGGGCGCGACAATTCATTGGGCCAATAGTAGAACTTGCGAAGAAAGCCCGGCTGAACTTGTCCCTGCACATTGGTCGCCATCAGAGCGAACAGATCGAAGGCCGATGATCGCGGCCCCAACAGACCGCCGGTCACTGGATCGCTGCCGTTCATAGAAATCAATCGGCGATTGGGGCCTGCCGTATAGCCGACCCGATAGACGCTACCCGGCGACATCACCAGACTGGCATCTATGCGCCCCAAATTATTCACGCCGGCCTGTGTGATGCTGTTGGCCGACATCGTGCCGAAGGATGGCGTGAAATTAGTGAAGATTTGCTCGCGATCGCCGGCCGCGTTGGCGGTCAGGAATGCTGCACAGACGACGCAGGAGAGATTGAGATTCAGTGGCACCAGTTCGACGACATAGGTGCCAGCCGTCGCGTTCAGCCAACTGGCGCTGTTGTACATCAGGGCATCGGGTGAACGACTGACCAAGGCCGCTACGGTCTTGATCAGCGATGACGGGGCAGCGGGGAATGTCGCTGCGTCCGCCTGTTCCATTTGCCAGCATAAGACCTGTCCAGAAGGCGTCGCCTTGATATTGCCGGTCGATGTCTGTGTGGTGAAGACTCTGGGCGTGCCTTGGGTGACCG